ACAGATCAATAAAAGCATCTTCTAATTCTACTGTGCGCTCTGCTGCACAATAAATTTCGTACTTTAGATCGTCATTCCATATATCAGGGTTTTCCTTTACAAATGCTCGGAAGAGGTGGGACATTCCCTCAACATGCAAAGTTTCATCTCGTACAGACCATGTAACGATCTGGCCCATACCTTTCATAAGGTTATGTCTGGGAAAGTTCAACAGGATAGCAAAACTACTAAATAGCTGAACTCCCTCGGTAAACCCTGAATAGATAGCTAGTGTCTTGGCGATATCCATAGGAGTTTCCATGCCAAAATTTCCCAAGTACTCATGTTTATCCAACATTTCTTTATGCTCGAAAAACTTCTGGTACTCGTCATCCCTAAATCCCATGGTCTCTAGCAATAATGAATACGCTTCTTGATGCACTGCTTCCATAGCTGCAAAAGCGGATAGCATCATTCTCACTTCAGGTTGCTTAAATGTAGGTAGATAGTGCTTCGCATACCCACAGCACACATCAACGTCAGCCTGTGTAAAAAACCTAAAAATCTGTCCTAGTAACCTTTTGTTACCATCAGTCATTTTATCTCTATAGTCTCGCAAGTCCTCTGCAAGGTTAACTTCATCAGGTAACCAATGCATATGCTGTTGCTGCTTATAATACTCAAATGCCCATGGGTAGTTGAAAGGCTTGTAATACTCTCGTTCTTCTAATAAATCACTCATTTTTCACCAATTATGTACTATGTTTGATGTGATAAACACACAAGTTACAACATTTATTATTACAATTATACTTCTTATACCTGCAATAATGTTGTCGTACTCTTGTGTTTTATCATCATTGAAACTGCCTATAGTATACTTCCAAATTAACCAGACTTTACCCTTCACAAGCTAAACAGCCCTCGTCATCTATACTATCGAATATATACTGACGCAATACTTCATCAGAGACTGTCTCTGCACGTTTCATTGCCTCACTCCTTAAATAATATAGAGTTTTTACCTTGCGCTTCCACGCCATCATATGAATAGCATGTAGCTCTTGCTTAGATACATTAGACGGGAAGAATATATTTAGAGACTGGCTCTGACATATTTCCTCTTGTCGGTCTCCTGCCATTTCGATAACCCAACGTTGGTCTATCTCTACAGCCGTTTTAAATACGTCCTTTGTATAGTCATCTAAGAAATCTAGATGCTGCACCGAACCCCCATTTGTTATTATACTTTTCCAAACATCATCGGTGTCTTGACCCATCTCTTGAAGAGCATGTTCTAAATACTCATTCTTCAGGAGGGATGACCCTGATTTAGTTTTCTGAGTAAAAGCGTTAGCCCTGTAAGGCTCAATACTGGGAGAAGTATTACCACAAATAATACTACTGCTAGCATTAGGAGCCACAGCCAACAAATGAGCATTCCGAACCCCAGCACTAGCCCCATCAGGACACGGGCCACGTTGCATAGCCAATTCTCTTGTAGCACTGACTGCCTCCTTTTTTATAAATCGAAACATTTTCGTGTTCCTACTCTTGGCCATAGCACTCTCGAAAGGAATGTTGTGGCGCTGTAAATAGGCATGGAAACCCATTGCTCCCAGACCTATGCTTCTTTCCATTTTTGCACTTGCTACTGCTCTGAACAGTTGTGCAGGAGCTTCCAGCACAAAGTAAGTTATAACATTATCTAGCATTCTTACTAAGTCGTTGATAAATTGTTTGTTGTCTTTCCACTCGTCATACTCTTCCAAGTTGACACTAGATAGACAACATACTGCTGTACGATTCGGGCTTGTTGCAAGCGTAATCTCAGAACATAGGTTAGAGTGATGTACTTGTAGGCCTAAGTCTTTCTGGAACTGTGGCAACCCCGCATTAACCGTGTCGGAGAACATTATGTAAGGCTCTCCTGTCTCAACTCTATTCTGTATGAGCTTCACCCATAGAGTCTTAGCAGACACAGTCTTAGTAACTTTCTTACTATGTGGGTCAATCAAGTCCCAAGAATCATCAAAGCCTTCTACTCTCGTAGCTTGCTCAATTATCTCCATAAACTTATCGTTAACAAGCACACCATGATGAAGATTAATAGACTTTCTGTTAACATCACCGCCTGTAGGTTTACGAACATCCAGAAACTCTTCGACTTCTGGGTGAGATATATCCAAATATGCTGCATAACTGCCCCTTCTTGTAACGCCCTGAGAGAATGCTAACATCTCTGCATCGACGACTTTCATGAATGGAATAACTCCAGTGCTTTCTGAACCATTAGAGGTTGTAGACCCTACTGAGCGTACATCGCTCCAAGAGCCACCAACACCACCGCCTACACTAGATAAGAAGGCATTCTCAGTGTAGTGCCCGGTAAGCCCTTGTCTGCTATCCTCAACATAATTAAGAAAGCAGCTAATAGGTAGCCCTCGTTTAGTGCCTCCGTTACTAAGAATAGGAGTGGAGAACATAAACCACAACTTACTAGCATAGTCGTACAGCCTTTGTGCATGAGCTTCATCATCCGCAAATGCTTTGGCTGCTCGTGCAAACGCATCTTGGGGAGACTTTTCCCCTTCTATTAAATATCTGTCTTGTAGCGTTTTATGACTAAATTCTGATAGATAGTTATCCCTATCATAGTTTACTTTCACGCGAATATGCTCTCTTAACACCCAAATGTCTCCTTTATTTCCGCAATATTGCTGCTTCCTATGGCATCGTCACAATAGGAGATTAAATCCATTAGTTCATAATTTTTTAGTATCAGATCACCACTAGCATTTAATTCCTGTATATGCTTGTAGCCACTTGGTAATGGCAATGAGTCATAAATACTCAGCGCATCACCATATGCAGTAATTAAATCTTTAGCTCTTTTAGGCCCGATTCCGGTAACTCCAGGGACGTTGTCCCCTTTATCCCCAGTTAGGCACTTCAAGGAGATATACTCCTCAGGGCTTACTTCATAATGATCATACCAGTTATGTGCCTGTACTTCTTTTCTAGTAACATAGGAGAAGCGATTAACCCCTTCCTGTATTAACAAGTCCCAGTCTCGGTCACTGGATACTAACCAAACTTCTCCGAGCTTAAATTCGTCTTTATTCTTTACTAGGTGTGCTGCAAGATCATCTGCCTCTACACCATCATACTGAAGAAGCGGCCAATCTAGTAAGTCTAGTGTAGCTTTGTATTCTTCAAAGAATTCTTCAAACGCAATTTTTTCATCTTCCGTCTGGGTTGCGTACTTATCTTTTCTGTTTTGCTTATACTCTGGCAGTATTGCCTTTCTATAGCTAGATGCTCCACCGTCTGCTGTAATTATTATCTTATCGCACTTGTAGGAGTCTGCGAATGATTGTACAGTCTTCTGGTACTCATACCTAAAATCTGATCTGCCCTGGTGCTTCCATCGAAACGCCAAGTTCAAAGCATCTACTATAAGCGTTCCGTCTTTCTTTTGTGAGTTAAAACTAAGCGCCATTTATAAATTTTACCTTTTCGTTGTCTAACCAGTCATTGGCCAGAAGTAAGTAACACCCTAAATAGGATATGTATATATAATCTTCACATACTTCTGGAACGTGTTGTGTCCCTACAAAAATCTTAGAACGATTGTACTTAAAGAATAGTAGAGGCAATTGATTTCCACCTTCCGCCTGTACTAATAGTTTGTTCCACCAGTTCACTAAGTTATTAGTTCTTTTCTGTGTTAACACTTTGTCTGTGAGAGGAGACTCTGCGTAGTTCTTTACTTCGATACAATATAGGTTCCGTTCGTTTGGAACATATAAATCTCCTTTTAAGTACTCAAGAGCGCCTGATAAGGGCACTCTCTCGAACTGAAGATTTGTTTTCTCTCTAAGTAAGTCTCGTACTAGGTACTCGCCTCTTGCTCCTTTTGCTCTACTATCAACCATTTTACTCCAGTCTACTTATGTTTTCATCTTTTACTACCTCGATCTTGTCAAGTAGTGGGTGAGTCCAACCGTGAGATACTATGTAAGTGTTCAAATCTTCTTCAATAAGAACTTCTACAAGTTTCTCTCTGCCTGTGTCATCCAGTACGGCGATGACTTCATCTAGGAAAAGTATGTTGAGTTTAGACTTAGAAATACTACTCATTAGCTTTCTTATGGCTATAAGTGTAGCAGTGTTTACTCTTGCTAACTCTCCTGAAGAGAGTGCGAGAATATCTACAATTTTTCCGTTGTCTGTAACCTGTACATTTAACTTGTCATTAGATACTACGAATTCAAGAGTGAACCTACCATCAGATAGTTCTGCTAGATAGGTGTTCGCCATTTCTTCCAACTCTTTAACAAGATTCTCTATCTTGTAAGCTAATAGACCATTAGTACTGAAAGACTTCTTCAATATTTCAAGGTTAGATGCAAGTGCCATTTTAATCGTAAGACCTTTCTGTAGAGTGTTAAGCTCTGCTAAGAAGGCATCAGATTGCTCTTGGATGACTTGGATGCGCGTGTTTCTTTTTGTGCGTTTTTCATTCTCTCTTGCTGTGCGTTCCAACTGCTCCTTTTGTTGAAGTAAGTCAGCTCGAACTCTCTCCAGCCGCTCCTCAAGCTCTGCTTTATCCAACGGACTCTTCGGCAGAGACTTATCAATACTTCGATAAATCTCTTTCCAATCTGTTTCAAGCTTTTGTAAACGCGTGAATTCGTTATTGTCCCTTTTAATTTGCCGTACATTTGCCTCAACTTCTCCAATCTTTTTCTCCGACTCCGAAAGTTTTTCAGTTTCTAGGGCTTTTAAAGCCTTAATGAAGCTTGAATCTACAAGCTGCTCACAAGTAGGACAAACATCCCCTAATTGATTTAATTTATTTAAAAGACGCTGTGACCCCGCTGCGACTTGTGTATGTGTTCCCACATCTGCCTGTAGTGTGTCATAGGACTGTCTTTGTGTTATAGTAGAGTTCTGCACCTCATCTAAATCAAGCTGTCCTAATAGTTCGATTAATTGATTATTCTTAGAAACTTTTCTGTTATTAAGTGAGATATTTTCAATTTCTTTCGTAAGATAACGGAACTCATTCTCGTCTTCATCCGTATTTATTTCTAAATCTAACATGGGTAGTATATTGGTATCACTCAATTTGTTATCGGCGAGCCATTTTTCTACCGTTGCTACGGCTGCTTGAATTCCGTTAATATCTAACGTAACTTGTCTTGCCTCTTCTTTAAATACTTCGAATAGGTCTACATACCCTTCAAGATGTAGTAGGTCAATTAAGAACTTCTTACGGTTAGTATCTGTTGCAGTTAAGAACTGCAGACTAGCATTTGTACTTTGGTACACTAACTGAGAGAAAGTTTTAAAGTCTACTCCAATTATTTCTTGTATAGTCTTGTAGGTGTTTGTCGCTGTATGGCTAGAGATATCAGTCCCGTTCTTCTCTAGTATTACTTTGACGGTTGTTTTTCTATCTATACTTACAGTATAACTGTCTTCGTCTTTGGTGAAGGTGAGTTTAATACTATAGCCGTTGCCTTCGTACCTATTAGGTATGTCAGCTTTCTTAATACCTTTAGAGTTCTTATTGTACAGAGCTTCTTCAATTATTAATGGTATAGATGATTTTCCTACTCCGTTTGTTCCTACAATCTGAGTTACTGTATTTTCATCCAGCATCAGTGTATTGCCAGAACCGTAACTGAAGCAGTTATTCCACTGTAGATGTTTGAGAGTAATCATTGTAAGTCCCTATAATACTTGATATTTTTTCAGTTGGAAGTTCTAAAATGTAAGTTAAGTACTCCGATAGCTCCTCCCCAACACTCATATCTTTGTCAAGAACAAGTGTTGCTTCTGTACTACGTTTTACTACTTTCTTATCTAGCAACTCCGAATTCTTAACTTGTGAAAGATCCTGTATATCTCCTTCTAATTCATATATTGTGTGGTGATAGTCACTAGGTATCATATCATCTGGGTTTTGTACTGTTTTTCTCAGCAATTGAGGTAACTCAAAACTTTCCCACATCCAAGACCAGTCCCTATCATTTATTAAAATATACCCTGTCTGTACTATGCTTCTATGAAACGAAGTTGTCATAGGGCTTCCAGGGTAAACAATATTCTTCTGGGTATTACTATGTGCGTGTAGGTCGCCTGCAAATACTACAGGGAACTCCTCGAATCTTTCTAGCTCAACTTCTGGTTTTACATGTGGAGGTATCTCTCCCCGTACATGGGTAAACAAAGGCCACTCAGTATTAAAGGCTTCTATACTATTTTTTCTATGTAGGTCTGCGTAGGGCAGAACATTGAACCCTCTGTCTTTGTCCACGTAGGACAAGTCCACAATGTGAATGAAAGGATTAATATCCCGACTCACTTGCTTTAGTTGACTAAAAAAGGTCTTGTTCTTCTTTGTGGCTTCGTGGTTCCCGTCATAGATTAAAGTAGGTATTCCTACTTGCCGTATGAACGTGAAGTACAACTCCAACTCTTCCATAGTTGGAAGACGATCAAAGAGATCGCCTCCAATTATGTGCATACTACACTCTTTTTCTATCTCGTGAATTTGAGCAAAAAAGGACTCATATCTTTTTCTTGCCCAAGCTACTGGGACATTCTTCTGTCCCAGCTTCAAGTGCCAGTCTGCGGTAAATAGGATCATCCTACGTTGAATTCGTCTTCAAGAGTCTCGTCCACTTCTGTGGAGTCTGCTTGACGAACACGGTCTAACAACTCTTTCTGAGCGTCGGCAGTAGGTCGTGGCATAACGTCGTCCATAGACTTGAGTTTTCCTACAAGCTCCATCTCGTCCTCTGATAAGGCTCTATTTTTGCACTTCAGAGCTTGGAGTTGGTACTCTACATTATAGGGAAGAGGCCCAGTCTTGACACGCTTAAAGATGATATCCCATCCAGCTTTAGAGTCAGTGGGGTCGCCTAAGTCTTCTGCGGCCGTGATGATTTGCTCCCAGAGCTTCTTCTTGAGATTGACAACCTTAACTTCACCGTTGTCAATACACTGGGTAGCATAGCTCCAGCCACACTTGAGATCAGGGTAGTACTCTCGAACCCAATCTTTTTCTTTGTTATTAAAGCGTTCTTCATCACGCGCAAAGGAAAGACACTCGAGAGGGATGTTCTTGTCGTTTTCGCCTTTGACCCAGTATACATAGCGAGCTAGGATGTCGCCACAAATACGCATTTTATTGTCACCATCTTTGTACTGAAAAGTACTGATGGAAGTTTTGATTGCAGAACCTTTCTGCTGGTTAAATGATATAGCCATACTAATTATTCTCCGTTGGGACTTCTTCATATAGAAAGTGAATAGCACTCTCTGACTTATAAAGTAGTCTAGTATTGTTTAAGTGTTTGAAAGGATCGAACGTCAAATGAAGTTCATCCAAAGTTAGTTTTCCCGAGGCTTTGTATTCTCCGTAAGACCTCAAAGAGGCGGCTGACAGATATATACATACATCTCGGTACGAGTATTTATACAGTTGGTACAGTAGAACGTCAGGGTTTACTAAAAATGACCCCCCACTAAAATCTATCCCTGCGTACTTGTACAAGGGATCATATTTGTTGAAGGGCGTTTCTTCAGTTACTAACATCTTAAAGACCCGAATGATTTCGAGTGGATTCGCATTACAAGTCTTAAAGATTCTTTTCCAATTATATAAGAGCATATTATACCTTAAAATAGAGTATATGTCAAGAACTATTTTTTTATAGTTGCTGTATCTTGTAACCCTCTTTGATATAATAGCCCATCCTATTCGAAGCTTGCCGTCTTGCGGTGTTCCCCTTTAGATGGATATCTATTACTACAGGAGGTACTTTACCTTTTTGTAGTCGTATAATACGTCCTATTAACTGTGTTAGTAGTGGTTCATTATTCACAGGAGTACCTAGTATCAGACAGCTCAGGTTATCTACCGAGATGCCCTCGGAGAAGATTGCTTGAGTACCATATAGAATCTCCTTCTTACCATCACGAAGCTGATCTATAAGTGTCTCTCTGTCTTCATGAGGTACTTCCCCTGTAACACAGATAGCTTTGTCACCTGTTAGCTCCGCACAGGCTTTCAGAAAATGCACACGGTCGGATACTACTAGAACCTTATGCCCTTTTGCAGCGTAGGCTGCCGCTATGAGAGATACACTGTGCCGGTACTCTTCTTGGTTGCATAGGTGAGTTACTTTGTTAGCCCACGGAGTCTTGGCTCCATCCATGAATCGTATGTCAGAATTATATATAGTTATAGACGGAACCATGTAGTTCTCTTTTGGTGGCTTAAACACTTTACTACCAAAGTAGTCTCTAAAGACCACATGTTTACCGTCTTTTCTCTCTATAGTACCTGACAGTCCAATCTTGTACCTAGCATAGTTTGTGTCTATTACTTTAGAAAAAGTAGGAGAGGAGACATGGTGCATCTCATCAAGTATAATAGTACCAAACATCTTCCGTATCTTAGGAATATTCCGGTACAAACTCTGTGTATTCCCGATCACTATAGGAGCATCAGTTTCAAACTTTCCGCTGCCTATTATACCAGGAGTAAATCCGTATACTTTTTCTACTTCTTTTGCCCATTGGTTTCTTAGTGGTACTGTATGGACAATAACAAGAGTCTTCTGCCCTAGCTTACCTGCAATAGCAAGACCTGTAAAAGTCTTCCCCCAACTGACCCAAGCGTTAATTATAGAGTTGTCTTCGATCTCGTCGTAGACCTCTTGTTGGCTTGCTCTAAGGGGGAACCTAAACTCAGGAAACTCTATTGGCAGTGTAATACGCTTATCAACTACATCATAGTCATCCGGTATCAGATCCGTTCTTCCGATTGGGATACTAACTAACTTGTCTTTTACTCGTGCCATATTCTTAATGACGAACGGCGGATCTTTCGGATTGAATGACGGAATAGTATAAGTCAGTTCTTTACTGAGAAACGCTTTATATTCTTCCGTCACTTCAAGATAAATGCGATTACTGATTAGCGCTTTGATACCCTTCTACCTCTTTCTTAGCTATTATATATTCTTTGACAAACTTACTTCGCACTATATCAGCTATTTCGAAGTTAATCATGTCAAATGAACCCATTTTCTCTAAAATAGACAAAAACTGTTTCAGCCCATTCTGCTTGAGATCAGACTGTTCAAAGTCGCCACAGAATATTACTTTACAGTACTTACCCACTCTAGTAATTATAGAGTCTAACTCATGGAATGTCATGTTCTGACACTCATCTATCAGTATAACAGAGTTCTTTAGAGTTATACCTCTAATGTAAGAAGTTGTCATAAAGTGCACTAAGCCCTTTGTTTTGAGTATCTGGTAGGCGTCTCCACGATTAAATAGCTCATTTGCAACTTCTTTATATGGCTCTTCGTAAACTGAAGCCTTGTCTCTCTCGTTCCCTGGTAAGAAACCAATGTCTCTTGTAGGTACTGCACTACGAATTACGACTAAGTTATCATATAATCCTTTGGTCATGTCATCAAAAGCTAAGTAGCATGAGATAAAGGTCTTGCCTGTACCTGCTACTCCGTGTAGAACCAAATTTTCTTCTGATTCAAATGCTTTCAACTGATTCTTTGTTAACGGCTCTATCTCTTCTAGTATTAAGCCGGAGCCGTTCAAAGTTTTACGTTTATTTCCCATATAGTTCCTATATTTTTCTTCGAGTGTCCTTTAATTTTTCTTCGGAGTACTCGTACAACAAGTAGGGTATATCCCCTAAGTGTAATATACCTGCCCAGAATCTACCATCTTCTGGGGGTCTTGGTATGGTAAACGGAGTCTTAATCCCGTGTACCCATAATAAAGAAGCAACCCCTTTTCTATCAACCTTTCTTATCTTATAATATTTAAGTTTAGAGAAAAAGGTTTTGTAATATATAAAAGGGTCGCCTCTTGAGTCAATAAAGTTTTTATTAGCCTGTTTTAGTATACCTACATGGTTTATTAATGATCTGGATAGTGGCATCAGCTCCCTAAAGGGGGTCTGAACTCTACGTACGCCTAAAGTGTCTCCTGGCATATTAGTATCATCCACTAACTTATCATCTATAAACAGTAGTCCATCAGAATAAGTCCAGTTGTCTGAAGGTATCTGGTAGACGGGGAACGCCAACTCGTGCACGCTCCTGTAAGTTACTATCACTATGCTTCTCCCTGTAGTCCTGTATAGCTGCTTTTATAGCGTCTTCTGCAAGAACACTACAATGTATCTTTACAGGTGGCAGCGCCAGTTCTTCGGCTATCTGTACATTCTTTATCTCATTTGCAGAGTCTAATGTTCGGCCTTTGACCCACTCCGTTAAGAGTGATGAGGAGGCAATTGCGCTACCACACCCATAAGTCTTAAACTTAGCATCTGTTATTATATTATCCTGTACTTTGATCTGTAGCTTCATAACATCTCCACAGGCAGGAGCACCTACCATACCTGTACCGACGTCTTCTGTCTCTTCCATCTTACCTACATTCCTAGGATTAGTGTAATGATCTAGTACTTGTTTACTATAGCTCATCGTGAGTACCGCTTTTCTTGTGCTTATTCCAAGCAAGAAACCCACATATACGAAGTGCATAATAGGCTAAGTAGTTCAATAACCTAAAGCCGTTTACTTCTATACATATGTCTCGGAACAGTCGATCCATATATTTCTGGTCTTCCCAGTCATGCTCAATTACAGAACTATTGCGCTTCTTCAGTCTAGAATACTTGTATCCATAGTCGTGCACAAGACCTCCCATAAGTAGAACTCCTACAGGGGAAAGCCAAATTGCAAGAAACTTAGGTACAGAAGCTCCATCAAAAACAAATCCTTGAGGCACTACAAACTCAACTTCGTTAAGCGTATAGTTAAAGTCTTCTGCTAATTCCCACTTTCTTGTTCCAGTTAACCACATCCAAATAGCTCCCCAAAAGCCTTTCTCGCCTGTCCTAATAGGCAGAGGTCGCATACTGGGCATGTCATCGTAGGTAAAGTTAACTCTGTTTTCTCTCGGTCTTTTGTCAAATACATTGATTAAGAATCCTGTAAGTATAAGTGTAATTAGTACTGTCCATTGCCAGAAAGTGCTAGCAAGCGTCCATAGTTCATCCATATTGTTTCTCGAATTTACCCATAGAGTAGTCATCCCCAACTTCGAAATCACAGCCTACGGGTGCTCCAGGAATTGATATTCCTCTATCCATTTGTATGTACTGCTCTAACTTCTCACAGTACTCGTCTACTTCTGTTATAGGTACTTCTGCCAGTATAGAGTCATGCACTAGTGCAAAGATTCTTGCGTTAGATGCTGAAGACTGTATATGAGAGTGCATATCTATAGCCCCGAGTAAGTTAATATCAGATGCAGCAGACTGCACCAGAAAGTTAAGACCAGAACGAATGCTATGACTCTTGATGCCATTATCTGACGATTTGACATTTGGTAATCTCCTTTTTCTTCCGAAGCAGCTATACACGAACCCGTTCTGTACTATGAACGCCTCTTGTTGCTTCAACCATTTCTTTAACAGGTGAAAAGACTGGTAGTAATCATCTATGACTTCTTTCGCCTCCTGTTGACTAAAGAATGAACCTGAGTCTTTAGTTACTTGCTCACTAATCTTCTTAGGGCCAGCACCGTACATGATACCAAAAGTAACCGCTTTAGCCGCCTGTCGTTCTTTCTTAAATAAACTTGCAACGTCTTCTACCTCACAGTTTAGTTTAAATACTGTCTTAGCAATACTACTATGAAAGTTACCTCCTGAGCGGAATACGTCCATCAATGCTTTATCTTCAGCAAGCACTGCGGCTACATACACCTCTGCGGTGGTTAAATCCATTGCTACTATCTTGTTACCTTCTGCTGCTCTAATACAGCCTTTTACAATAGGGTTATCCCTAGGTAGCTGCTGCATATTAAGTTTACCACTAGAACTGAGACGGCCACTAGTAGTACCGTGAAGGTTAAACCCTGTGCGTAGCCGACTATCTCTATCCAGCTGCGGTATGATCTTGTCCAAATAAGTATTTTTAATTTTGGATCGTTGACGTATGTCCAGTATAAGTCTAGGTACTTCGGACTGACCGGAGAGCTCTCCGAGTACTTCTGCATCCGTTGAGTTAGCTCCCGTTCCTGTTTTCTTACCAGTAGGATGTAGGCCGAGAAAATCAAAAAGGAGGCTACGAAGCTGTACAGTACTATTAGGATTAAAATCTTTTCCATTTATCTTCTCGAATTTATGTATCTGAGGGTTCTCGTACAGTGTAGTTATAGCTTCATCAATTTGCGTTTGCATAAGCTCCTGAGACACTTGAAGCCTGTCTCTATCAAAAGGCACACCATTGTCTTGTGCGTCTGTAAGGAACCTAGTACCGGGGATTAGAATATTATCGTATACCCACTTTAGCTTAGGGTTCTGCTTAATCTTTACAAATTTCTCATAGATCAAAAACGTGCACAAAGCATCCATAGCTGCATAGGTTTTCATTACATCGAAGGGTATAGAAGCCCACTGAAACTCATTTTTAAGTATACCGTGCTCTTTTCTATAGTTATCCATCCAGTCGTACATAGGCTTCTCGTAGTCGCCGTAGGGTGTAAACTTGATTGATAGGGACTTCAGCCCATGCCCTCCAGGGTTCTCGTCTATGAGATAGTGGAGCAGCATTGTGTCTTCAAAGCTAGGAAAGTTAAAGTTAAAGTGATACTCAAAGAACGCTATATCAAACTTAGCGTTGTGGAATATTACTGTTTTCTTTTTGAACAAAAACTGTAAAAGCGTTTCAGTCTGCTCGTCAAAGCACTCAGTATTAATGTATGCACCTTTCTTACCATCATAACATAGCGAAATACCCAATATGTGACCATCTCTAGGATATAGACCAGTTGTCTCTGAATCAAGCGCAATATAAGTACCTTCGTGGTCAATTGCCTCTTGTATAAATTTGTTACATTCTGCCGTATTATCAATTCCAAAAGCAATACTCTCATCTATTGTGACCTCTTCTACTAAGCCTTTTATGTAGTTTATAATACTTTCTTTCGAAGTTTCCCATGTCTTACGTGCTTCAGGTTTAAACTTTAGCATCGCAGGATTAATGACAGGCAGAAATTTACCTTCTACTTTCTTACCTGTGTACTCTGTCACTGAATTAATTTTGGTAAAGTACTTGAGAGCGTCGCTTCCTACTAGGATGACCCACTCGTAAGCGTCTGTGTCAATCTCTATGTCACAGTCTCGTTTTAGTACCTTCTTGATCATAGAATCAGAACATAACTGATACTGATCGAATTCAAACTCACCATCAAACTCGCGTCTGAAGTCAGTCCTACTTGGTTTAGTTTCTACTAAGGCAACTCTAGCCATATAACTTCCCTTTTAATTTATCTACTGAAGTTTGATTTAGTGCACCAGGATCTGTATCCTTAAAATGGATGTTCCTAGCTACGAGACCAGCTTTCTCACACGCAATCTTTAAATTTTCTGCTGCGGTCTGACCCGCGTCATCCCCGTCAAAGAAGATGTCTATATACTCTGCGCCTTGTACCCGCAGCATAGACAGCTTAGCATCGTTATAGTTATTGGTTCCAAAACAACATACAGCATTAGTTAATCCTTTGTCATGTAAGTTTATCATATCAAAGATACCTTCTACTAGTATAACAGAGTTTCTTATAAACTCCACTACCGGAAAGAAAGGTAGCCTAGCACCCGGGGGTGTAAACTTATACTTAGGTGTACCACCTGTTGTATGCCTGCCTTGAAAGGCTACTATATTACCCGATATGTCATAAATAGGAAAAACTATTCTACCCACATAGTCACTGCCTGAGTGTTGAAAAGCCTCAAACTTTCTGTATGTTTCGGGTCGAATACCTCTCCAGTTCCCTACATAGGGTAAACTACTTTGAGGAAAGGACAAACCAACACTTTCGGAGCGCTTTTGTATAAGCTTCTTCTTAAAAAGGTCTCTCTTTTGTTGTAGTTGGTTTGCCCTTTCCCCAAAATAGTTAAATAAATTACCTTTAAAACCGCAAGAAAAGCAGTTAAATATACCAGTTATCTGGTCAATTCTCATACTAGGATTATTATCTGCATGCTCAGGGTTTATGCACTTTACTTCAAAGTCTGCGCCTTTCTGCATGTAGTGTATATTCTTATCTTGGAGAATTGTTTCTATGTCCACTAGCTGTTCTCTTTAAGGAATTTTAGTATTTTGTCTTGCTGTTCTTTTATTTGTTTCTCTTGACTGTTTAACTTCTTTTTTTGGAACTCTATCCTGTGATGTTGATGTGTAGTTTTAGCACTCATATGGGCCTCTCATGTGGCTTATAGTCCGACTCTTCTTCTTGACCGTCGAAGTTAAGGTCAAGCATCTCTCTTACTTTTTTTCTGTAGTCTGCTCCCTGTATGGATTCTAACCATTCAAGAATCTCTTTAGTGTCCTCTTCCATTGTATTAGTCCCAAAACTTGGTAGTTTCTGCCACCATTTTAGGTAGGCAATATGCTGTTACTTTACGTTGATGGTCATGGTAATGGTACTTAGAGGTACTAAAATCACCTGTCTCTATTCTGTAAGCAAAGTAGTTACACCTACTAACATCGCGAAAATACATATCCTCGGTGTCCTCAGGGTCGCCCTCTACTATTACTATAAGTAGAAAGGCCAGTAACATTATTTGCCAATTTCAGTGACGTCCTTTCTGCTGATTACTTGGTAAGCACCTTTGTTATAGGCGGGTGCTATAGTATACTTTGCAGATACGTCACGCTTGTACTGTACATCCTTTTCAGGAGTGTATGGAGTAAGTGGTGCTGAGGGGTAATACTTTGTTTCACGTCTGACAGGCTCTTCTCTGTCCAACTGAAAGAATTGTGCTTTTGCTTTTTTACTACGGATAATACGCTTTCTTCTTCGACCACTATATGTATGATTCATACTTCCCTCAATTATTGGCATGACAGCTCCGTTGAATTTGAAAGTATATTATACTAGAAATTGACATCTTTGTCAAGAACTATTTTTACATGTCGTCTATGTCTTCACCGGTCTTCTGATCATTGTCTTGCTTATCCTTGGGGGACAGCGCAGTCTCTGGGCCAATCTTTAAAGTTTCCCAGTTCATTACAGAGGTAAAAGAACGCATAGCGGCTGCTCTCATTTTTACACAAGTAAAGGTCATGCAACCGTCTTCTTGGTTGTAGCCCTCTAAAGTATACGCTGCATCTGCAGCATCAAGAATACCTTTGGCAAAACGAGCTTCCCCGCTAGCGTCTATCTGGTACGGTGAAAGTATGGGGGTTTCATACTCCTGTGCCATGCTCTTTAATGCTTTACTAACTTCTATCTGTTCTGTCCAGTCGTACTGCCCACCACGAGAAGGCATATTTGACCGCTTCACTTGATTAATGTAGTCAACGATAATCACGCCAACGTCCATTTTACTTTTGATCTTCTTATCAAGCTCGGATCTTATCTTAGAGATAGTAAGAGAGGGGTCATAAACAACATCTAACTGTTGCGCTGGGAGAAGCTCACAGGTAGACTTAAGTTTATCGTGGAGTCTTTCAAAGTCTCGGTGTTCCCGATACTCATCAAGTCGCTCTTGGCTATCTTGATATCGTCCAGCCCACCACGCAGCTACCTTGCCCCACTCTGTCACATTAAGATTCTTAGTGCGAAGGCGAGAAAAAGGTATTTCCGTTGCTAGAGAACAACACCGTTGTAGTATTGCTCTACTATCCATTTCTATGGTGAAATAGATGGCAGACTTACCAGAGTCATAAACATTAGTAGCTATATTAGAACAGGCAATAGATTTCCCTGCCCCTCGGCGGCCACCTACGAGTATCAAGTCTCGGGGGGAGAACGTGATTTCGTGGTCGTGATCCGTATTTAGTCCAAGGGGCAAGTACTTTCCCAACTCTTCATCAGGTTCAAACAAGGGAATACGTTGCATACTCTCCTGTGGTGGTTGCAATTCGACTTTTTCTTCGATGTCAAGCACAATCTGATGTAGGTGTCCTACGGATTCCTCTGCATCCTCGAAGGATATAGAGTTGTCGACGTAGTCCTCAAGGGATACTAGAATTTCCCGCTGTGTGTACTCATTCTTCAGATACTGAAGAAGCATGAACGCATCAGCTTCTACTTCCAGTGAGTCTATAGCAAACAGTAACTCCTTAGTTGCGCTGTCTCTAAGCTCAAACTTGAGGTCTTCAAACGTGGGAAGCCGATGAAATTTTTCACAGTGCTTGTCTATCTCAGAAAACAATCTGTGATAGGCTGCAGGCAAGTATTGCTTACGCACCGATGACCAAGACTCAAAGTCTTGCACATCTAAAACTTGCTTAATGAAAGCACTTGCTATGTTCAACGATTCCCCCGAATAAAAAAAAGTAGTCAAGGCAACCCCTTGCCCCGACTACACTCGAATTAACTACTTCTTAGGAAGCAGCTTTTTCCTTCTTTGCAGCTCCGTCATAGTCTGACGCTGTCAGCCCACGGCGAGTTAGCATAGTTTTGACACCTCTTGCAGTTTTACCGATTTGCTCTGCAATCGCTTCAACTGTCATGTCAGATACATCACCGAGATCGGCCAAAGGATCATCTTTAGCTGAGCCTTTTGTATGCTCCTGACGGGGGATAGCGTCAATTTCACCAGAACGTAACAGGGAGAGGGCTTTGCCTCGGATGCTGTTTACGCTACGATCTAACTTCTCAGCAATAGCTTCGACGAAAGAGCCGCCCTGTACCATCTTAACGAAGGTAACTTCTTCCGCAGGGGAATAAGTCCTTACAGTCTCAACTTTAGGGGCAGGTTTAACGTGGTCAGTAAGTTCCATTGAAAGAATCTTACCTTGAATTGACTTAGCACTGAATGCTCCGTCTTCAAAGTGAGATGCAATCTCTGCGTAAGTGTAGTCCCCGCTGTTGTCTGAGACAAAAGCAGAAAGAGTAGACTCTTGAGACTCGCTGAAAGCGCGCTTTGCAGAGGTAGAAGCAAGTTCAACCTCAAAGCCCATCTTACGAAGTTTGCTAGATACTGACCGTGTTGTAGTCTCAAGAGTTCCTGCAGCTTCTGCTACAGTTGCTTGAGAGATTGGTGATTCATCACCGACGAAGTTAGTGAGCTCGTCGGTACGCTCATCAGTCCATTTAGGCAGTGTTGCCATTGGTTTGTTCTCCTAAAAAGTTTAATAGATTAGTTACTATTGTTACGCCAGAATCCCTGGCCTTCTTTGTTTTTGCACTCTCTATACCACTCTCATTAACTAGAATGGTGACGTCCTTGGTTACGCTGGTTTTGACATCATAACCGTGTAAGCAGAGAGCGGCTGTTGCAGCGTTCTTAGTTGGAAAACTTTTTAGTTTACCACTAATACATACTACACCGTGTGCCTCCTGTTGTGGAGCTTTCTGCTCGAACTCAAAAGAAAACGGTAGCTTTCCTACATTACCAAATAGCCACTCGTCTTCTAACCAATCCATCAAACTTTCAGTTGTCTTAGCGCCCAGACCTGCTTCTTGACATTTATCTGGTGTAATCTCAGCGATACTGAGTACAGTGGCAGACAATTTCTCTGTTGCAGTCTTTCCTACTAGTGGTATACTGAAAGCGGGCAGTAATTGGTTTAGTGTTGCTTTCTTACTATTGTCAATCTCGATGAGTAGCTTCTCTGTAAGAGGCTTAGAAGAGAGGGCAAGCATAGTAAGATCATAGTCAAGCGAGTAAATTTCATGTATTG